ATCTTCGTGGGCGGCTGCACCCAAATTGATCGAGAACCGCGTCGTGTCAGCCGAGTAGAGGAAGCTGACAAGCTGGTCAATGTGCGGGAATATTTTGTTGTACTGAGCAGGGCTCTCCTCGGGGGCGGACCCGAAGAGATAATAGGATTTCAACGAGGAGTAATCCGCGCGGCGGGTCTCACGAGAGACCAAGCACTTGCGGATCAAGTCTTGGTAAAACGACTCACGGTCGTTGTGGTCCTTTGGGATGATCATTTGTCAAGCTTCAGGTTGTCGTGGTCAGCGTAGTAGCTGGCCGCCATTGGTCCGCGCGTGAGATTAGCATCTTTGGGAGAAAAGCCAACTTGCTCGTCTCTGACGGGCTTGACCATGCCGCCAAGCATACTCTGCATGTTGTATTTGCCCGCCTCTCCCCACATAACGGCGCTGCCGGGCCGGTCAGCCGGGGGCTGTTCGGGGACGGGGGCATTGTTGCGGGCCAGGTAGCCGGTCTGGTGCTCGCCTTCTTTCGTGGACTTGATGTCCGTCATGTTGAAATCGCTGGCGAGCTTTTTGATGTTGGTGTCATTACGTTTGGAACGGCCACCAATCACGGAGTCCCGCATGGTAGGTGCTCGCAAAATGACCTGAGCCACGTCCGTGCAACCTTCGTCGCATACGGGCTCCCAGCCGGTAAAGTAACCGTGACGAGGGCATTTGTAGTCGCGCATGATAGCCATAACATCCCCTTACTTGTTGAACTGTTCATCGAAACTGGGCTTAGAGTAGTCTGACTTGTTCTTGATCCCAACTCTCAAGGCGATCTTTCCGCCGTCAGTTGTCAGGTTCATACTTTTGGCTAATCTGGGCCGGGGTTCCTGCCGGTAAATTAGCCGACGCTTGTTACCCTTATCATATACCATAACCACGTCGCCACGGGTCATACGCTCCAGCGCTCTGCTCACGGCGATTTGGGTGTGCTCGCTCATTGGAGTGTCCTTGATGTGGAACACGCGTTTGAGAAGCGACATGCTTAACCCTGACAGCTCCGCAAACATGGCAATGCTCAGCGTCTTGTCCTGGTCTTTCCAGAACCGTTCCATCTGGCGGTAGATTTCCGCCTTGCTGAGAATTGTCATCATTGCCCATAAATACCAATCTGCTTGAGGTAGGTAGAGACATTGCGGCCCACCGATAGTTCTTCCGGCGTTATACATTCTTGCGCGTTGGAGACCTGACGCGTCAAGCGCTCCATGAGAAGCCGGGGTTGAAGTTGTTCGGCGTAGGCCGCGCAGGCCAGCGCCATTGCAATCACGCGGTCGTCTTTGCCACGGCCCGGCGCGTGGATGGAACCACCTTCACGAACGATGCCCTTCATTTCCTCCAAGGTTTCCATTGAGACGACGGTCATCATCTGCCGCTCAAAATAATCCTTGGTGTAGTTCATCATCCGTTCTTTGGAGCCCTGCGTTGTCAGCCAGCCGATAGAGTTGGAGATGCCGCCAAGCGTATCGTTCTTGCGCCAGATATAGTTAGTCATCGAACTAAGAACGTGCATCAGACCTTTGCCGGTTGCCCCTCCAATGGAGACAGCTTGTCGCTTGAGGTTTCTTAGTTCGTTAATGACGGCTTGGCCGGGTCCATTAACTTCCAGATTAAGTGTGCTATTTTTATACGCTCCCGCCAGGTGAGCAATAACCCAGGCGAACTGGTAGGTGTTGAGTTCTGAGGTTGCGAATTCAGCAACTTGGTCGAGACCGTCAGCGTAACATCTAAAGACCTGGATACAGAAACGATCTGCCCAATCGCTACTTCCGTACGCAGGGTCTGCTCCGATAACGTAATAGGCAGTGTCAATTGGCTCTTCCCAGATTTTAAGCGTGGCGAGCTTGTCCGAGCTTTTGAGGACTTCGGTGTCTTGGAAGTTTGATCCGAAGGAATATCGGTAGGCGTCAAACTTTTTGTTCTTGGCGACACGGGCGGCCTCCGAGCATCTGGAGTTAGAGAAGAACGATGATCCCGTCATCACAAAAGCATAGTCTTCCGTGGGCGGGAATTCCTGATACATGAGCGCGTCGTCTTTGATGCCTTCATGCAGCTTCCACCGCCACCAAGCGATCTGCCGTGAGTTGATCTCAAAGCCGTACATCTTTTTGATGTCGCGGTTCCATTCTTTCTCTTCGCCGGTCAGCCTGCCGTCCCAATAGGTTTTGTAGACAGAGGACTCAGGATCGACGGAATAGAATTCGTTGCGCCACCATCCGCAGAAGATAGCCCGCTGTGTCTTGGCCTTCTTGGCGGTGACGTACATGTCATGGAACATGTTGAACCCGCGCGCCGTGCTCTCGAACATATAGAGGCGGTCGGGATTAGTCTCTGCAAGAGATGCCAACAGGGACGCCAAGCCCTCCTCGTCGCCCCAGGAGCTTGTCTCTGTGCCATGAAGGAAGGTGATAGCCTTACCGCGCCCAAGCGTTCCCTTGGCCCTTAGACCGGCCACCTGATAGAACAAGCGAGACCGATTGCGCAAGCTCAGCGAGTTTCTGTTGTGGGTGATCTGCGGGATTTTGTATTCCTTGGGCAACCCATCCATGTACATGGCGAGGGTCGTCCTGAACATATCCCGGTTTTCTTCGGTGTCTGTCGTCAGAGTAGCTTGGAGGCCAGGATGAGTAAAAGTCCAGTACAGATCAAGAGCCAAGCTAATGGTAGTGATGCCAAGCTGGCGGCCCTTAAGAATGACATAAAAATGGCAATCATCCTCTAACCCTTTCGCGATCTCGTTCATCACATAAGTCTGCGTTCCCAGAAGCTTGTCCATCTTCCGAAGGCCCTGCTCCTTGGTCTCAATCTTGAGCTGAGAGCAGAAGTGGTAGAAGTGCTTCAGGTTAAACGTCATGGTCCCTCGTGTGTTGGTGCGCCCGAAAGGATTTGAACCTCTGACCCTCGGTTTCGTAGACCGATGCTCTATCCGGCTGAGCTACGGGCGCATATTGGAGCGGGCGGGGGGAGTCGAACCCCTCGTCTTCAGCTTGGAAGGCTGTGGCTCTACCGTTGAGCTACGCCCGCCTATTGGGTTGGTTGCGGGGGCAGGATTTGAACCTGCGACCTTCTGGGTATGAACCAGATGAGCTACCGGACTGCTCCACCCCGCGACATTTCAGTATTTGATCAAGCCCATGATCGGCGTCAGACTAGTTGAGCATAGCAACCATCTCTTCAACCGTTTCATTCAATCCTCCATACCCTGAAGCCGTCGTCCATCCTCCGGGTTGCGTACTTGCGAGAGTACGCCTTTCCAAACCGGCTGATCAAGCTGCGTGAGGTCTGCAAGAAAGACTTCGCATCCATATCCCCATAGGCCACGAAGAAGCTGTCGCCAACCTCCATCTCCGCCAAGGGAAACCGGTACTTCGGGGGACGCGTGGTGTAACCCCTCATGGGCACACCAGGTTCTATCAGCATGTTTAACCCTCAAACATTATTTACGCAATCATACTGTAATAATATACAATGTCCAGATAATTTTTGGGGGTAGCGCGATGTGGGGCACTCACTTCTGAGAGCTCGTGGACCCACCTCCTTTCCCTTTGTTCTGGTTCTACAGTCTCTGTTTGGTAAATACATCATTACACATTCCTACACTGGTAATAGTAGGTTTACACATGTGTAGTATGGTAATCATGGTATTCTACAGCCTACCCATGTCCAATGTAGAATTCTACAGAGCGCGGGGGTAGGTACATACAGACCGTTCTGTCTAGTCCTGAGATTGAACCTGTATCTTATGTAGTATCATATATACCACATACCCTATATGTATATAATATATATAGGGGAGCTCTTTAATTGCTACGTTCAAGTAGTGTCATGAGTGAAAATAATTCACATAAAACTCATTTTATAGCTTGACGGCTATTCCAAGTGTGCTATTGTCATCTTGTCACTGAATGACAAGGGGACACACAATGAAATATCAAGTTTACGGCGATTATGGTTATGAAGCAGAGTGCCTCCTGGAGGAATTCGCTACCCTGGCAGAAGCTAAACGCTGGGTGCAAGGGTACACGCGCCGCGATATGGGCGGGTATCAAGTTGTCGAAGTTTTAACCTTTGCCAACAATAATCTGGCAGGCGAGATGATCCTACATTTCAGCGTGGGAGATGATCACAATGCTTAACCTAATCACTGCAATCATGACACTGGTTTCATTCGCTACAGTTGGGGCGTTAATCGCCCTGGCTTTCATCTAACATTGCAAATCCGAGCCGCTTACGGGCGGCTCCAGTGTGCAATGCCGCACAATTAGGGGAACGTTATCATGATTATCAATCTCAAGGCCTTGAAAGCCGTTGCGCTGTTCTGTTCCAAAGAGGAAACACGCTATTACCTGAAAGGCGTCAATCTACAGTTTCGGTCTGATCATGTGATCATGGTTGCTACTAATGGGCACTACCTGACGGCTTTGCGTCAGTCCCTGGAAGAGCCGCTCGACAGTCCGATTGCAGATACCATCATCCCAATCGAATTGATTGACCGTATCAAGCTTTCCAAGCACTTGGACGTTTGCGAGCTTTACGTCGACAAAGGACGGATCACGATTACCTACTGCGGCGCGACCTATGCGGACGGGGCGATTGACGCAAGCTTTCCAGACTGGCGCCGTGTTTCCCCGTCCAGCGTGTCGGGCGAAACTGCGCAGTTCGATGCGGCTTATCCCGCGCTGTTCCTCAAGGCGGCCCGCATGTTCGCAAAGGACGCTCAAATCAGAATAGGGCACAATGGCCTATCGCCTGCGCTGGTTTCCTGGCTCCCAAGTGAAGCCGGTTTGGACGCTTTCGGCGTGCTCATGCCAATGCGCACAAAGGACCATATGACCGTTCCCCCTATGTGGGCAGGCGTCATTGCGTCCAGCGTCTCACAAGCGGCGTGACGCCTCGCAGCGCCCCCTACGGGGGGCGTCACCGGGCGCCATAATGGCGGACGATAGCAACGGGGACGAACAATGAGCAATTCATACAATGGCTGGACGAACTATCCGACTTGGCGGGTTCACCTGGAGATGTACGATGGGCAGAGCCCGCGCGACATCATGGGCAGGCGTCCACATGACTTCTATGAACTGGCGGACGTTCTGAAAGACCAGACGCAAGAATTTATGGAAATGGACGGCAAGGGACTTGTCCTGGACTATGCGCTTGCGTTCCTGTCGGACGTGAATTGGCAGGAAATCGCCAAGCACATCATGGAAGCCTATGCGGACGAAGACGAAGACGAAAGCGAAGACGCCTAATCTCCAACTGCATAGGGGCCACACTATGCGAGTAACACCTATCATTCCCATAATCCCGGCTGCGCGCGTACCAGCGCGCCGGGTCCACCCTCAACAACCTATCAAGAAAGAACAGAACCATGACAACCGAAACAAAAAAGCCCAGGGGTTTTGCCTTGCTGAGCCCCAGCCGTCGATCGGAAATTGGATCTATGGGAGGCCTGGCCGTTAAGCCCGAAAACCGCGCATTCTCAGTCAATACAGAACTTGCGTCCAAAGCCGGAAAGATTGGCGGACTTGCCAAGAAACGGCTTGTCACTGACCGGGAGAGCGGACAATGAACCTGACCGAACGTCGAGCCGCCGTGAAGGCCCAGCTTGCCAAAGCAGTTATCGGACACAAAAAACGCGCCGAGTTGACGCGCGAATATAAAATCCTGACCGCCGGTCTCCTGGCCGAGAAGATGCAAGCCGATAAATGGCCGCGCGCCGAACCATGCTCAACCGTAAATCCCGGCTTGTGGGCGTCCTGGTGTATCGCCCAGGGCCGGAGTGAAGGGCCGTCCGAAATTTGGACTGAATTTGACGTGGTGGAGCACATCGTCAAAAATCAGTCTGGTAAGCTCCAGGAAGCCCTTACGCTACCCTACTAGCTCCTACCGCACGCAAGGCGGTCAGGCGGGCCTTAAAACCCGCCTGGCGCACTATCTATCCCAGTATCTGTTCTGTCGCCGCTCTTCGCGCATGTGAGACGGGTCCATCTCATTCGGATCTAAACAAGGCAAGGTCAGCTTTCCGCCGCTTGTTAAGATAACCTTCCAGGTTTTGAGCGTCTTACGGCGCCCGCAGCTACCAAGGTATTCCTGCCATCGCTCCCAGACCTGAGCCTGAAGCTTCCCATCTTCGCTTTCGGCCTTGTCCCTTGGGTCAATCACAACGACACCAAAGGGGTTCACCTGAAGCTGCCCTATCAGCTTGTCGTAAAGCGGATCGGTTCGCGCGTCCTTGATGCGCTTTTCGCTCGTGTCCTGTTTCATCATTCGAGCCCCAAGCCCCGTTTCATGCGAGCCAGGTTCTCCGCCCGGCTGATGACCGGCTGGTTTCCCTGGTAGCCCGATTGCTGCTGCTGATAGCCGTTCGGCCTGAATGGCGTCACGTTGCCCTGTTCGCGAACCCGCCGCATCCAATTGCGCCAGGTCGCATCCCAATCGGCCTTGACGCCTTTCTGCCCTGGAGCCGATCTGGCCCAGTCCCGAAACTTCTCAAGCTCCACCCCTTCCGCTTGAAACTCCCTCGGCTTCCAATCCTCAGAAAGACGAGCTGCGCGCTGTGCGCGCTTGACGGGTGTGGGGGTTAAGGAAGGGGGGTGTATAGTATTACTATAGGGGGATGGGGGGAAACCATCAGGGGGAGAGGGGTCCGCGGAATGTCCCGTGACATGTCCCGTGACTGTCACGTGACCGGTTGTTTCCTTCGCTCTTTGCCTGATTTTTCTCTCGCGGTCATTCGCGCGGCGCTGGTCTATTAACGATTGTTTTTCGTCCAGATAGGTCAGAACCAGGCGCACGATTTCTAGCGTGGCCCCGGCTGCTTCCAACTGTTTTGTAAGCTCTGAGAGTGTCATAGTGCAAACCTCAATAGATTGGGTTGCACGTAAGGAAGACCCCCTGTATATAGATGGGGTTCCTCCCAGAACGCGCATCCCCTGGCGGGTTAGATGCTTTGAAGGCCCGCAGTGTCCCCCGACAAGCGGGCCTTCTTTTTTACTGTACACCTCCGCGCGCATGGGGCAAGCCGTTTGCTTGCGCGTAACGCTTCAAACCATGCAAGACGCTCGTGTGATCGCACCCAGACCGGCGGGCTATGTCCGCAATGCTCAGATGGGAGCATTCGCTCGCGACCCGGTGCCAAAAGTAGCGCCTGGCTTCCACGATGTACTTCTGGCGACGCTTCCCCATCAACATTTTGACTGGCACTTCTGTTTCCCGTGAAACATCCACAAGCACCTGTTGAAAGGTCCGGCGCGTCGTCTCGATCTTCTCCCAAGGACACTTGTTCACAACCAGAATGAAATCGCGCTTGGGGTCTATCAGCGGCTTCACCGGAAGCGCATTGTTCACATACAAGACAAAATCAGGAATTTGTGCAGGTTCTGGCTCTTTCACCGGCTCTTTTGGCTTTGGTGCTGGTCCCTCCCTTAATCTTTTTCTCACCTGTGCATAATGTGTGGATAACTCACGCTCGTAGTCACTCAACATGTTTAACTTCCTCTGTTTTTTCTTCTGGCTGCGGCAGGTTGACGCAGGCGTCTAAACCCTTCGCAATGAGGTATTTTACTGCTTCAGTCTCGCTTTTGAAGCGCTCATTAAACCGAAAATCTTCAATGGCCTGCGCCATTTCGTCACTGAGATTGTACACGCATCGCTTCATGATAGTCCCCTGTTGAATTGACAATAAATTGTTAAACCATAACGCAAGTCTATTGACAAGTGGTAATGATGGGCTCTAATTGGGCCTGTCGCATCAGACACACGGGGACAAACATGGACGGATTTAGCAAAGAGGAACGGGCTACGGCCTGGTGGGCAACGGATAGCCGCAGGGCGGTTTCTGGCAATTTATATGAAGTCTTAAGAGAGAAGTGGGGCGAGATTGAGCGCCCTGATCTCTCAGGCATTGAGGCGGTTCGCATGGGCTTGATGATGCAGCCCGCGATTGCCGATATTTTTACGGACGTGACGAAGATCACGACGAGCCCGCTGGATGAACCAGGCACCTGCCGCACCCAGCCGTGGCTCCGCGCGCATTTTGATTTTGTGACTGAAGATGGCGGTCTTCTGGAAGTGAAGAACTTCAACATCGCGACCATCAACAAATACTCCGAGATGGACGAGCCCATTCGCATCCCAGAGGCCGACTACATTCAGTGCTTGCACGAGGCCGTGGTGCGCGGCGTTCCTCACGTCTATTTCGCGGTTCTGTTCGGTGGTCAGCAGTTTCGCTACTACAAGCTGGAATTCACGCCCGCTGAGAAAGAGGCGTTCATACAGCGCGCTGCGCAGTGGTGGGGCTTTGTAAATTCTCGCCTTCTTCCAGAGCCGACTAACTCTGAAGAGGCCACTATACGCTTCCCCAAGAGCATGGAGGGCTATGTTACCGCAGACGCCACCGTTGAAGCTGTCGCGAAAGAGCTGCGTCATGTGAAGAACCAAATCAAGCAGCTTGAAGAATACGAAGAGAAGGCGACTTTTGTGCTGCAAAAGTGCATGGGCGAGAGCGGCACGCTGATGAATGTTGCCGGTGAGACGTTGGCTACATGGAAATCAGCGAAAGGCTCAAAGCGTTTTGACGCGAAGGCGTTCAAAGAGAGCCACCCTGGCCTTTACGCTGAATATGAAAAAGAAACAGCCGGTTCGCGCCGGTTTCTCGTGAAGTGAGGCTACAATGAGCAACATGATGGTTCCGTGGACCGACCAGGAAAGGATGGCAAATGCCATTGCCAAATCTGGCCTCTTTGGCCTTAAGAGTGCTGATCAAGTGCTCGCCCTCATGGCCGTGGCGCAGGCCGAGGGACGCCACCCTGGTTCGGTGGCCCGAGACTACCACATCATCCAAGGACGACCGGCCCTCCGTGCGGACGCGATGCTGGCTAGGTTCCAGCAAGCCGGGGGAACGGTGAATTGGCTCAAATATGCGGACGACGAGGTTAAAGCTGAGTTTTCCCATGCCCAAGGCGGTTCTCTCACATTGTCCTGGACACTGAAGCAAGCCAAAGAGATCGGTCTTGCCGGAAAGGACAATTGGAAGAACTACCCGCGTGCCATGTTGCGTGCCCGTGTGATCTCCGAGGGAATTCGTACTGTGTACCCTGGAGTTCTCACGGGAGAGTACACCCCTGATGAAGTGATGGACTTCCAGCCCGCGCAGCAGGCCCCCAGAATTGAGGTTTTGGAGGCTGAGCCCCTGAAAGAAGGGATTGCGCTCTATGTTCCTGACGCGGACGGTTCTGTGAAGGTCTACAAGTGGTGCGCTGGTGAAGATGAGTGGAGAGACACATATTTGGACCTTTTGGAGAAGGTCAGAAACGCCAAAAAAGTGCCAGAGGCTGAAAAGGCCGAAAAGCTGCACTATCTGAAAGAATACAACGAGGAAACCATCGCCAGGCTGTTTGGCGAGGAAGAGACCGAGGTGGAAAATGGCTGATTACAAAAACAAGGACGGTTCAGGCGTTCTGTTCTTCAACGAAGACAAGCGAAACGAGAAAGCGCCCGATTATAAGGGAAAACTCATTCTCGACAGGGACTACACGAAAGGCTCAGAAGTGAAGCTTTCGGGCTGGAGAAAGAAAACCCCGAAAAACCACCTTGTCTCGCTGGCCGTGGACAACTATTCCGCAAACACGGACAAGCAGTGGCCGAAGCCGGTCAACGAAGACGAAACGATCCCGTTTTGAGTACGATTGTTTTCGTCATTCCAGGAACAGCGCGGGGGAAGCAACGCCCCCGTTTCGCTCGCACAGGACGCGTCTATACGCCCGCGCAGACGGTCAACCAAGAGGCGTATATCAAGATGCTGGCGGCAACCGCTATGCGTGGTCTTGCCCCGCTCATAGGCCCATTAGAAGCTACTTTCAGCATAAGCGTGGCAATACCTAAAAGTTTTACGGGGGAGAAGCGAAAACGAATAGAAGAAGGAAAGCTATTTCCTACTTCAAAGCCTGATTTGGACAATGTGGTGAAATTGTTGTGTGACGCGATGAATGGCGTGGTGTACGGCGATGATATGCAGATTGTCGATCTTTATGTGAGTAAGACATACGCCGTCGCAGGTTCAACAACCGTGATGGTATCAATGAAGGGGACAAATGATGGACACGATAGATCCGAAGGTAGCGGGCAAGTGGACAGAGGACCGCATGGAAGCGGTGATGATTGAGCTGGGCTCAGAAAAGGCGAAAGTGAAAAGCTGGTCTCGTCATTACGATGATCTACACAAAAAGTATGAGACGCTTTGTGATGCGCTCTACAAAATTGTTGGGCTTGATGAGTACGAGCGTGAGACATGCGTGTGGATTGCAAAGGACGCTTTGAAAGATATTGGGGAGTGGCCGAAATGACAGACAATCTTGTAAAGCGGCTGCGCGGTATGTGTGGCGACGATGGAATTTTGGCTATCCGCGACATTTACGATCATGATGTTGCAGAGGCCGCCGACCGCATTGAAAAACTGGAGGCGGCGCTGCGGGAGATCATTACGCATTGTGAAGTGCCAGAACGGCCAAATGCTAGAGCCTTGAGGCTCATTGCCCGCACAGCACTGGAGGGGGAAGATGACTGATGATCTTGTGAAACGGCTGCGCAGCCCTAATGGGCCATTTAACTGGGAAGATGCTGTTGCAACTTACCTTGAAGCCGCCGAACGCATTCAGAAGCTGGAGGCGGCGCTGCGGAGCGTTCTCCAGTATCGACTGACAGATGAAGCGTGGGTCAAATTAGGGTTTGATCCTAAAAAAATCCGCGTTGAATTTGATGCTGCCCGCAAAGCACTGGAGGGGAAAGATGAATAATCGTTATATGGTTATCAGCCCAGACACTCTTGAAGCGATGCGCCGGGCTGGACACGCTGCCAAATTAGAAGTTCGCATCGAGAAGCTGGAGGCGGGGATAAACGCTTTGGTAAATTGTCAAAGTGCTTTGCCCAGAGCAGCCCTGCGTGAAGCAGCGGCGGATATATTGGATAAAAGAACGTGGCGCACCGAAGACCAATCGCCGCTTGTTTCACAGAACCACGCATTTAGATTCCGCATCGAGAAGCTGGAGGCGGCGTTGCGGGAGATAGCGGCATTGGGGTTCTGGGACGGCGACAGCGCGATGAATATTGCCCGCAAAGCACTGGAGGGGAAAGATGAGTGAGTGTGAGGTTGCAGCCTTTTGGGTTGTGATCTGTATATTGGCAATAACTCTAATCTGGGGACTACTGAAATGAACTACACAGACGTATTTGCACAAGCCATTGCTACCTTGAGGGAGCGTGGAGAGAAGTATGGCAACGCCGCTGAGATGTTTGACCGAACAGCTCGTCTGGCAACGATTATCCTCGACAAAGAAATCTCACCTTTTGAAGTGGCGACTATCCTGAAGTGTCTAAAGGACGCCAGAAAAAAGAATGATCGGCTTAACGTTGATCACTACATCGACGCGATCAATTACGAAGCGTTCGCGTATCAATTCGCCACCGCAAGCTTGGACGCCGAGACAGAAGACAAGCTGACAGCCGAGTTTGCCAAGCGTTTCGCCCCCGTCATGCCCGATACAGGAGAATTCAATGTCTAAAAAGAAACCCGCATCTCAAAAAGTTCCTGCAAGGCGCAAGGTATTTGTCGCCACTCCCATGTACGGAGGTATGTGCACCGGCTTCTACACGCAGAGCATTTTACAGTTGCAAAATGTATTTATGCAGAACGGTGTGGAGTCGGCCCTGTCTTTCGTGTTCAACGAGAGCCTGATCCAGCGCGCTCGCAACAGTCTCGCCCATGCGTTCTTGAAGACCGACAGCACCCATCTTTTGTTCATAGATGCAGACCTACGGTTTGACGCCAATGGCGTCTACAGGATGCTGGAGGCCGACAAGGACGTGATCTGCGGCATATATCCAAAGAAGGAAATTAACTGGCCGATGGTGAAGATTGCCATTGATCAGGGCGTGCCAGTCGAAGAGCTAAAGTGGCACACGGGTTCGTGGGTCATCAATCTGGCGGGCTACGAGGGCTCTGCAACCGTCAATGTGAACGAACCGTTCGAGATATGGGCGGGCGGCACCGGCATGATGCTGATCAAGCGCGAGGTTTTTGAGAAGCTGAAGGAATGGACGCCGATCTATACCAACGATATGACCGACCTGGCGGGCACGATTGGCGAGAAGGACCAAATTTACAACTTCTTCTCACTCAGCATTGAACCCGGCACCAACCGGCTTCTGTCTGAGGACTATCACTTCTGCCGTGAGTGGAGATTGACCGGCGGCAAGATATGGGCAGCACCCTGGTTGACGCCGGGGCACGTTGGCACATACCTGTTTGAAGGTCAGTTACCGCTAGACAAGGAAGCGCCGCAGTAGCCTTCACGGCGAGCGTTGTTTGTCTTCACTTCAATGATGGTCTGGGGGGTGTCTTTGGATGACCAAGAGACATTCTTCCAGACTCCACATGGGGCTTCATTCGTCTCTACGGTGCCCGTCAGACTTGAGCAGGCCCCCAGGGGAAGTATCGACAGCATCACCAGCACGAACCGCATTCTGAACCCTCCTGAGAGCATCCGCATTAGCCGCAGCCTCAACCCCGGCAATGGCGTCTTCCCTGATTTTGAAGTACAGGCCGGACAAGACAAAAATGATGGAAACCGCAATTAAGAGATAGCGGCCCAAGGGAGTGAAGAGAAGGTTAAACACCATGTTCCTCCATGTGCTTCTTACGGAGAAACCATATGGCCGCCGCCAGTGCGATGATGGCGGACATGATAAGGAAATTAGGGTTGCTGAGTAGACCAATAAATTGATCCGCCGTGTCAGACGCGTCTTTTGCCTGCGCAGCGACTTCTTTTGCAACACCCAAGCCTCCGAGGCCAGCCGTGACCAGCGCCGCATTACCCTGTTTGCTGTCCGCCATTGTTCGTACAGGTACAGGATCGGGATCGGTGCGCTGTTCATGTTCATCCGGCGATGGCTCCTCTTTGACGGTAGAGGTTGCTGTATCTTCTCCAGAGGTCCACCAGGCGCTTTCTGCTTGGCGACGGCGCACTAGACCGGGGAGCACTTTACCGCCGCCCTTGGTCCATTTTAGAAGCTCTGCGGGCACGTCGTTGAACTGCGCCGCGTTTACCTTCTTGAGAAGGGTAGAAGACTTTAGGTTCCCAACGCCAGCATTGTAGGCAAAGTCCACGAGAACGTCGAATTGATGCTGGTTTAGGGGCTGGTGAACCATGTTGTGAACGGCGGTCTCGTACTGTTGCAGATCACGCGACAGGATGTCGTCTGCCTGCTGTTGGGTAATGGTCATGCCGTCACGCGGCGGAGGGGCTCCAGCGGAAGCCGTATGGCCGTAGCCGATAGTGCAGATGCCAGCCGGGCAACGGTAGGCCGTCAGCTTGCAACCTTCAAACTTTTTGAGAAGGGCGGTCATTCCGCCTGGGCTCATTTGCATGGAGTGACTCCTATCGGTGAACAATGCCAATAGCAACAAGGGCAATGCAAGCAAGAGCCACAATCGTTGCAAGAAACGCTGAACCCCACACCATCACACTGTGCATCAGTTCCTCCTGCTCTTTTTCAGCTTCAAGAGCGGCGGCTTTCTGATCTTTCTTGATCTGAGTGGTGGCCGAGAGAACCTGATCCCATGCAGCGATACCGAATTCGCCAATGAAATGGTTCTTCAGCTCTGCCATCATGGTTTCAGCTTCAGCTTTGGCGGCGTAAGCTTCCATCGCTATTTGCTGGGCGGTCTTGCCGCTTAATATGCTGCCTTTGGGGTCCGCTGCTGCACGGGTGATACCGGCAATGCTTTCGAACAACGAGCCCAGGTCGCCAGCCATGCCCTGTAGCTCTTTGCCCACGGCTATACCGGCCTTGATGGCCTCATAACTGGCTTTGGCTGCGGCAAGGAGGGTAAGCGGGTCCATTTACCGGCATCCCCATCTGCGGCGCGCAGCTTTCCCGCGTTCACCCTTCCACTTCTTCGAACGAGCGCAGAAGCTTTTGTGACGGCCACTTTTGGGGTCTTTGGTAGGGGCTTTCAGCTTCGAACCGGTCGCCTTGTTGTACTTGCGACGGCCCTTCTCAGTGAGGCCGCCGCCAGCTTTAACGGATTGCTTCTCACCGCGACCGACGCTGAGAGACGGCCCCGACATTACAGACCTTCGCCGGGCGTGAAGTAGCACTCGGACGCCGCTTCACCAATGAAAGCGATATACATGTTGGTGCCAGGGCTGAACTGGTACGGGATCGTGTACACCTTCACCGAACCAGGCACAGAAACCAGCGCGTAGGCTGGCGTTCCGTTTTCGGGCACAACCGCCGCCACGTTCGACAAGTTGCTAACCGTAAAGTACACGGGATAACCCGTTGCCCCGGTCGGCTGATGGTTCGCCACGCAAAGCTGGTTGCACGGTCCATCAGAAGTGACGGTTATGGTTTGGCTACTGGTGGTGACGTTTGCCTTGTACGTCTTCCCCTGAGCTTGAAAAGCTATGTTATTGCCCATCAGACTTCACCCTTCTCCGGCTTGCTGACGGGAGAATTCTTGTAGTCGTCAGGACGACCAGAGAAGTTCCAGACAGACTGAAAGCCCCCCATAGGGGCCTTGCCGGGGGTGAACGTACCGCCACCGTACCCATAGCCGTCACGGGGTTTCTGGGGACGAATAGGAATGGAATGCGCCCCTAGATTGGGGTGCGCTGCATCATTCGGGCTGTTCTTGTTGTTGCGGTCTTTCACGGGCAGGCTCCTTCTTAGGTCCACGCGTTTCTTTGGTTAGGCTTGGGATGTAAACCAGCACCGCAAACCCGACGGCGATGTATAGGCGCTCCATCGACGGAGCATACATGGCCCAAGCAGCGAGACCGAAAGTCATCCACAAACCCATGAGGGTCAGTAGCCGAGCTGTGACGACGGCCAAGGCCGTGCGCACGAGCGCTATAACAGAAGCATCCATTTGTCCCCCTACCTTCTATCGGAGGGAAGCACCAGGATTTGTTGCAATAACGGCCCTTCATTGACAGCCCCGTAGGAGATGTTATGCTACCTTTATGACAAAGAACCGGTACGTCCCACTTAACTGTTCTGTGTGCGATTGCAGTCTACGCCAGAGGGCGTCTGACCGCAATAGAACAGGAATGTGCATTACTTGCTTCAATAAGTCACGCACAATAATCAATAAAATTGACATACGTCTCAAACGCATCTGGGTAAATATGCACTCTAGGTGCTTGAAAGCGTCACACAAATCATATCCGAGGTATGGTGGAAGAGGGATAACGATATTTGAGCCGTGGATCTTGTCTTTTGAAGATTTCCGAGATTGGGCGGTTGTAACCGGTTATCAAGATCATCTTACCCTTGAAAGAATGGATAATGACAAAGGTTATTGCCCTGAAAATTGTGTTTGGATCGAAAAAGAATACCAATCTTACAACAAGTCGTCAGGTTTAAGTTGGGTTTTGGTTAACGAAATAAGGGCATTGAACAAAACCGTAAATTACCGCGTTCTTGCAGAAAAATACGGTGTCCATAAAACAACAATTGTTAGAGTTGTTCAAAATAAAATTTGGGTAGACGCTTCTTATCAGCCTATCCCTCATCCTCAGTCAGAAAGCCAGAGCCATATTCCGCGTCCGTGACTTTCTGTTTAATCTTTTCTAAATTCATTGCACGATCTATTACCTTAAGCTTAACTTCAAGGTCTACAGACGCGTCCAACATGACCGCTTTCAGGAGATCGCTGACGGCTTTTTCGAGATCAGGGTTGATGCCGCTGGTCTTCTTGCTCATTTCACCCGCTCTTCAATTGCCGTTGCCGCGCGAGGAAGCGCGTACTGGCGAATGCCCTTTTGAATGATGTCTTCAATAAGAGAAAGCTTGGCCGGTTCGGGCAAGGCAAACGTGGCAACACGATCCAATTGAGTTTGAATGGCGTCAACAGTCATCTGGTCCATGCCTGTTCTTGTCAAGCTGTCAGAAATGCTGTCTCTAAAGACTTCTGCGGGAGCCTGACGGTTTTTGGCGGCTTGCTTGCCCATGACGCGCATGATGGCGTTTGCAAGATGATCTTTGCCCTGATTGGTGGACATGAGAACAGGCCCTGCCGCGTCCCACACGCCTTTTTCTTTGGATAACAAGATTTGTTCAATCCTCGGAATAGCTTCCAGCTTGCCAACAAGCCCCTGGGCAGCTTCTGTTGCGTCTTTACGCGCCGCGTCGGCTTCCGTTTTCGCAGTCGCTGCAAAGCGGGTTCCTCTACCTGCTAACTCGTCAGCAATTCGAAGATTTTGAAAATAGTCTGACGCTCTGGTGTAAACGTCTTGAAGCGCAGGATGCCGCAGGAATTCTTGTTTTTGCGCATTCAACCAAGTTTCCGCTTGCGTCACGCTTTTCCCGTTTAGATTGCGAGCAACATAGTTTGATGCTTCCCTTTGCAAGGTTGCAGTGTCGTTCCCGCTCAAGCGAAGAAAATCATCGACACCTTGGCGACTACCAAAAATATCGTTTGCCAAGTTAACAGGAGCTTTTTTGTAGCGTTCTGGATCGCGCAAATCTACGCCAACTGCGGCCTGACCAGCCTTTCCTTCAAACGGTTGAAGAACAGCCGAGCCTTGTTCGTAGATGCTTTGCATACGATCAAAGGGATCACCTATGTATTCGCTCTGGATTTTCCGAATGCTCCCATACAGGTCGGACGCTTGATTGCTTTTCAAAGCCTCGTATCCAGTGGTCGGCTCACCAAATTTGGCTTGCGTTCCAAGGCGGCGGCGAATGTCATCAAGCGCTTCATAAGAAGTCGGATATTCTCGATAATAATTTACAGAACCTTCAGGACCGGCCACTTCCCGAACTCTCAATCCCCGGCTTTGAAGATCAGCAGCTCTTTGTGCAACGGTTGGATCGGCGGACGTCCCAAGAAGCGTTTGTTTCCTTTCAATTGCGTTAAGGATTTGACGATAAGCTCCCTCAACGCCTGGCTCAGTAACCTCTGCCAAAGCGACTTCTTCGCCTTCTCTTCCAACACGAGCTTTCCTTCGAAGATCAGCAAGAAGTTCTTGGTACGCCCTCGTGCTTTCAACAAGATCGCCGCGATTTTGTTTTTCTGTAGCAATCCTCAGAACTTCATTGCGCGCCTCACCATACGGCGTTCCGCGCGCTTCAATTCCTTCTTCTTGGTGCCGTATCATGCTCCCGCGAAGGTTTCTTCCCATCGCGTCAACTTCAGCATCTGGATTGCCAACTTGCTGAAGACGAGCGCGGGCTTGTTCTGTACGTTGACCCGCCAATTGCTCCGCGCGTTGCCCGCCCGCTTCTAAACGGCCAGCCGTTGCGGTTCCGCGTTGCTGGATGCGCTGCGCCTCGTCATCCAGCATGTTGTACATTTCTCTGGTAGACGCACTTTTCGGGTCAAACGACATGAGGTTTTGGATCATCCCTTCAATCGCTTTTTTCTCTTCCGCCGAAGCAGCCGTTTCAATCCCTTTTTTGGATAAAAATTCTTTTGCCGCCGTCTTGATGGCGGTTCCAATTGGCCCCTTGGTTGTTGCCCCAACAAGTCCACCAACGACGCTTGTCGGCATTAACCCTGCGGCTAAACGAGTTGCTTCTGAAACAAAAGGAGACGCGCCTTTTATTTCCGCAACTTCGCCAGCAGTCTCTCCAAGAAGGCCGCCAGTAAGGCCGCTAAGTCCAGGCAACGTTCTTCCAATTGCAGGAGCCGCAGCGGTCAATCCCGCTCCCCCAACTTCAAGAGCCCCGCCAAGAACCTTAGCTGGCATGTAAGGGGCCATAGACACGAGGCCACCAAGTCCTTGCATTGTACGCCCAGCACCCGCTGCCAATTCAGGCCCGACAAGCCCAGCCCCTAACCCAACAGCACCGGCAGTACCTATTTCTGTTTTGTCGAGACCCCTGCGCCGGTCAGCGATTGGTTTGCCGGGAACCGGAGGCTTAGGGACAACGCCGCCTAATTTAAAATTAGGAACAACAACGTCATCCGCTAACAAATCTCTACCGCCGCCAGCAGGTTGCGTTGTCGGCTCGTCTGCCAATAAATCCCTGCCAGCCATTAGTCACCTTGAATTTTGAAGCCGCGCTCTCTTAAAGCCTTTTCGGCTTTCATGACATCTCCGCCAAATCTTGCATTAGCGGTTGCCACAACATCTTCTTGTGTTGCTATTTTAGGTTGTGCGCTTGGTTGAGCAGTTCTTCTTTGCGCTTCGCCTTCAGATCCAATTGGTAGACTCTGAACATTGCCTCTAGCGCGGATGACATCATCAACCGTAAACGGAACAGCATCATGCAAAATTTGTTGATACTTTTTGACAACCGGAACAAACGGCCCTGCGCCAGGACGTACTTCAAAGTAGTCAGAAAGCGTATCCAATTCTTGTCTCATGCGAGCAAGAAAAATTGCTTTTGCTACAGGACTATCGCCTTCTCTGGCAATTTGAGAACGATAGGCTTCAATGTTTTTACCGCTAGTTGAAGAAGCATAACCGCCGCCAAGTGAGCGAGCCATGTTTGCTTCTAAACCGCTCACCACTTGTTCAAAAATCCTGTTGTCTTCATCTGTCACAGTACGAGCAAAGGCATTTCTTAAGCCGTTAGAAATGCTGTTTGCATCTGAACCCGTAATGCCCGCAAACGATCCCAAAACGCTATCTTTTGGGAGAAGTTGAACATTTTTCAAATCTTGAATGGACTGTCCCATGCTTTCTGCCACGTTGAACGAATAACGCGTTTCGGCAGAAGCTGTTCTGGTGTCAGGAGCAACGATTGATTGGCCTTCCTTGTCAAGTATGGGATTTCCAGACCGGTCAGCGTAAACAGTTTTTCCATCTTTCAAGATTTTTATGGGAGCGGGCGTTGTTCTGCTAAAAGCCGTAGACTGTCTTGTCGTCAGCTCTTCAAGCTTGTTTTTGTGTGTCTGGTAATCTTGACCAATTTTGTTCATGATGGTCTGAATTTCGCCCAGCGATTTATTGCGCGTCATCGCAGCCAATTCAACAGAACCAATCTTATGGGCAGCCGCTTCAGCCGCCGCAACGCCAGACTGATAGTTGGTCTTTGCAAGCTCGATGGCACGGTCAATGCCGTCTTTTGCTATCTTGTAATTATTTTCCCATTCTTTGATTGAATTTTCATATTTCTTGGTTTCAAACGCAATGCGATCCTGGTTGCCGGTCTTGTACCCGGTCAACACGCCAGTCATAGCGTTCATGGCGTTTACGCCGCTAGTAGCGCCTTTTGCCCCAAGAAACAGACCTGCCACAGGTAGAAGCATCGCAAGGCCCTGAAGGCCCTGCTGTGTGTCTTGCGTGATTACATCTTTCGGGCGAGCGGGCATGTTTTCATACCCTTTGAAAGCTTGTTTTTGAGCATCAGCAAATTGACTGGCGGCAGCCGCCTTTCCGCTATATGAAGACGCCTCACGAGAAGCTTTTTGTTCCATTTCAGTTTGCGTAGATTTTTCTTTCTCACGCAAAAGACGAACCATTGGATCAGCAACCGGACCCATAGCATCCGAAAGCCCCGAAAGGCTGGAGTAGAAATCTTCTTTTGGCTTCTCTGCGGTGTCTGTGTCTGCCATGTTTCACCTTTACGCGGCTCTTCCGCCGTATAGAGCTGCAAGAGCTGTGAGCATACTCGTTGCCGCCGCACCCGATTGCTGAGACATATTTAGGTTCATCGCCTGAGCAGACGTTGTTCCTTGCAAACCTAGCTGAGCACCCGTGGTAATGCCCTGAAGTCCTGTTTGGACACCAGCGACTTGACCTGCCAGTTGTTGCTGTATCGCGCTTGCCATTGTGGGATTGACAACCCCAAACAACGAGTTGGCATACTGTTGTTGAGATGCCAAAAGCCTCTGTCGAAGGTCTTCGATGCTTCTTTCGGCTTGAGCCGCGCCTACGCCGCCAGAAGATGCGTAACTTTGAGCCGCTTGAGCCTGTGCCGCCGCAAGTTGCTGTTGATAGGCTGGAGCAAGGGCGCCCGTAAGAGACTGACCATACAAGGTGGACGCTTGTTGCTGCATTGGAGCTACAAGATTTTTCAAATCCTGAGACGCTTGTGTGTACGCCGCCGGAATGGATTGAGCTGCCTGCGCATAGGCAGGTTGGATCTGATTTTGAGCGTTCTGATACGCCTGTTGGAGAGCCGCAGACGATTTTTTTGCTTGGTTTTGAGAGCTGAGATAGTTTAATCCAAGCCCGCCAAGGCCAAGAGCCGCGATTAGCTCTTTGGTTCCAAGCGTGCCAAACAGAGTTTGAAAGCCGCTTGTGGCAGGCGTTTTAGTAGTCAAGTCAATCGGTTGGCCTTCAAGTTCTGCCGCCGCTTCTTTTTCAGCCGCAACTATGCCTTCGGGCGTATCTTCATACGCAACTTTTCCAGTAGGAGTTGTTTGCGTTGTTGGCCCTGCATACGCCAAAACATTGCTTGGAATATCGCCATATCCGCGCTGAGCTAATGTGGCAAAAGGGTCAGTTGTCGGGCGAGGTGCTGCTTCTAGCGGAATACCCGCTTCAATTGCAGCATATGTATCAGAGGGAAGTTGGAACGTGTTCCCAAGAGCCATGTTGTAAGCAGCCGGGCTTGGTTGAGTTAGGCTCTGATCGAAGGGTGTTGTATCCAAACTTCCGTAAGGAGAAGGAGTTGTCGCAGCAGTGTCTATACCGGCTTGCACGCCAGCCGATACGTCTGTGGGAAGGCTGAAATCAAGCCCGCTGAAATCGAACCCGTCATCGAACTCAGGAAGCCCTGTGTCTGGGTTGATGGTTCCGGACCCGCCCCTTGCCTTTAACATAGCAGCTTCACGCGGCGTGATGTGCGCCAACATTGTGTCGCGGCCTCTGCCCTTTTTACGCAGTTGCTCAGCCGCCTTCCGCAGGGGCAGCCGGGGCATATCGGAGTCCAAGATACGCGCGAGGTTCTTTGCCATTACGTCACCGTGGTTCCAACGTCTCTCAGAGACTTGTCCGTGTCACTCCAAACGTTCTTTGGAGCCTTGTCTTCGCCACCAGCACCCCCAAGCACCGGGCCACTAGGACTATACCCTATGCCGGGAGCTGAGAACAGAGCAGACCCAAGAACGCTTGGAGACCCTGCAAACTGGAATGATTGAGATGCGCCAGGCGAAAAAGTTCCGGTTGTAGCTGTAGAAGACGTTCCATTTGTAGCTGTAGAAGACGTTCCATTTGTAGCTGTAGAAGACGTTCCGCTTGAACCGCCAGAAATACCAAAGCCACCAGATCCACCGGAAATACCGGAACTGCTTTTGTTTCCCGCTGGAAATGCTTTTCCTAATTCGTAACTAATAGCTGGGCCAAGAAGCCCACTTGCTATCTGTCCCAGCAATCCGTAATTGGAAAGACCTAATCCTTCAGACAAGCCCGCAGACAATCCGCCAGACGCGCCGCTGATAGCGCCGGTTCTAAGAGCCGAACTGAGATTTGCGCCGCCAGCTAAAGCACCAGTTGTGCCGCCAATTAATCCGCCTGCGCCCTTTGTCGCGGCTGCACCCAACGCTGTTGAACCCGCTATAGTAGGCTTAACTGCGTCACTAGGTATTTGGGGGCCTTCTGAACCAACTGCCGAAACTGCATTTTCCCCGCCAAGTGCTCCAGAAACAGCTCCGCTGGCAAGGGCTCCAACACCGCCTGTAACGCCGCCAACTAAAGCTGCTTTGGCAATATTCTGGTCATTGATAGCAGCGCTCAAGGCACTTGTACCAGCACCAAGCACAGCACCGCCAACCGTTGAAGCTACAGTCGCCGTTCCAACAATTGTAGACTCGGCAACAGCGGCGGATACACCAACTGTTTCAAGAATAGTCGACCCAATAATGCCAGCCGCAGCTCCACCCGTCGCAATTGTAGCTACAACAGCGATAACGGGAACAATAACTTGTTTTAGATTGATCCCAAAATCCGCAGCTTTTTGCCCAAACCACCCACCCCAGGTCATGACTGGACTCCCATTTCTATCCTGTAGACAGGAACCATTTGTTGACCGTTATAGGACATTGTTTGAGAAACTTGAAACTGAACGCCTTGATCTCTCAACATCTTGATGTCGTTTGGATCATCAACTTCAAAAATAGTTTTGTTGATCCCAAAGCTTTTGAGGGATGGGCCAAGAGCCTTAATTCTTTCTGGCGTTTTTTTTGGGTCAAGAGAAAATGAAAATACTTCAGCTGTTCCAGCAGGAAGTTTTTGAACTTTTTTGTCGTACAAATTGATCAAAAAAACAGTCTCGCCAATTTGCACAAGTTTGGACATTCCAGATTTGGTAAGAGCAGCCACTTGCTTGATAAAGCTATCAATGGTTTTTTTGTCTACCTGGGAAGCTTCCAAAAACCGCTTTATGATGTCAACTGAGCTGACAAGCTTGTTGGGCACCTCGGATTTTGGCTTTGCAGGCGGAACAGCTACCTTTTTTGGAGCCAATCCTGTCTGAAGGCTGCTTGCCTTGATCGGGTTAGGGATTGCGGGCTGCGCCATTAGAAAACTCCCAGAGATGCGGCTATCTGCGTATGGATCAAATAGTGCTGGCTGATCCACTCGTAGAAATCGTCTTCTTTTCTGAAATCCGCGTCAAGCATGTTGAACGGATTGTTAAGATTAAGCACGGCAGCAAAATACTGGTGTTCGTTCTGATGGTAAAGCAGCCAATCGTCAAAGCTGTCAAAATCAACGTCCGTGATCGGGTATCCAGGCGGGTTTGCTCCTCCAGCAATCAGCGTGTCCCTGAACAACGTATGCTGCAAACTGTTCTCAAACAAAAAGTCTCTCATGGCGTCCTTGTCGCCGAAGACCACGCTTGAGAGGTTTGAAAAGTTCATGGTTTATCCGCTTTGTTGTCCAGCTTGTTGAAGATTTGCTTCAAGATGTCTTTCATTTCAAGGATGTCAGATCGGTAGTCAATTTTGGTGACATAGTTTGTATGAAGGTCACGCTCTATGTCTCTGACAGCTTCCCATAAGGTTTTTAGGAACCATCCAGATATTCCGCCAAACCCGCCGATAATTATATTGATGATGTCTTGAGACATTAGAAAGTCCCCGTTGTGCCGTTGCGGGCGGGTATGACGCTGATAATGGACCAATTGGCATTGTTGGATTGAACAATGACGCCTTGGTATTGGTAGCCAAGAGAATACGACGACAGGTTGTCAATGGTCTGACTGGATGTGGTTGATACCGTTACCGCGTTGGCGCTGGAGTCAACTTTCTTGATAATGTAAACTTGACCAGAAGCATTTACCGCCGTTGGAAGCGTAACCGTAAACGCAGCCGTTGAAGCGTTTGCCAAAACCGTATGATCAGTCGTTGTTAGCGTGTACGCTGCTGATTTGGTGACAATTGTAAAATATGCCCCACCAGTCGTCATTGTGGTGAAGACCGCCGTTGATGCCGTAACGTTGCCAATCACCGTGTTGTTGACGCTATCAAGTGTCAGAGAAACGCCGTTGATAGTGCCTCCTGTGATAACAACCGCGTTGGCGTTCTGGGTCGCCATTGTGCCAAACCCAGAGGTTGCAATCGTGACGTTTGCGCGCCCGTTGGCAGAGTCATCAGCCGTCGTAAGGGTAATGTTTGTGCCGGGTATAAAATTAATGACCTGGCGAGTTCCAACTGCCACACCGTTGTTCTGAACAGTTACAAGTTGTTGCGTCGTATTGGCGGCAACAGTCAGCGTAACGTTTCCGGTCAATGCCCCGCCGCCAGTCAAGCCTGTACCAGCAATGACGTTGACAGTATTGGGTACAGCTCCGCTTACCGCCGCGACCGCGATGGCGATTGCCGTGTTTGACGCCGATGTAAGACGCCCCTGCGCGTCAACCGTGAAACCTCCAACGGTACTTGCATTGCCATAACTCCCTGACACCACAGCCGTATTGGCGAGATTTGTGGTGACGTTTGCCGACCCGTTAAAGGAAGTACCTGTTAGCCCAGTGCCTAACGTTAGTGTTCCAGTTGTACTAACTGAGATCGTTCCAGAACCGCCCAGGCTGATGCTTGTTCCGTTGATCGTAACACTAGAATTTGTTAAGCCCGAGTTGGGAATAGTAGTATTGATTGCCGAAGCTGGAATGCTGATGGCCGTGTTTGAAGCGGCGTTCAGTTGCCCCTGTCCAGTAACCGTGAATGTCGCAACAGATGATGCGTTGCCGTAAGTGCCAGCCGTGACGGTTGTTGCCGCAATGTTGAGGGTCACGTTGCCAGTCAAAGCGCCGCCGCCTGAAAGCCCTGTTCCTGGCAAAACATTAACGGTGTTTGGAACCGCTCCCGTGACGTTTGCCACCGGGATTGTGATGCCAACATTTGACGCGCTGGTAATTCGGCCTTGAGCGTCAATTGCAATCTGGCTAACTGAAGAAGCGTTTCCGTATGTAGCAGCCGCTACCGCTGTGTTGGCAAGATTTACTGTTACGTTAGCGTTTAAACGCCCGCCGCCAGACATGCCCGTGCCAGCAAGGACATACGTTGTGTTAGGAGTTGCCCCAACATCTGTAGCCGCAAGGACAACAACTCCAGTCTGTCCGTTCACCGAAATGACAGCGGTATTGTTGTCTACTTTTTCCCAGACAGAGCCATCAAACACGGCCCAATCGTTCACTTGCCAATTAGTAATGCCGTTTAGGTTAGTGCTGCCAGCAACAGAGACAAGATAATAGTAGCCCTTGGTGCCAATGCTAGACGTAAGCGTGGGTACATTGGAGCTTGCGTTCCAAGTCCCTTGGTAGTTGAGGCTACCAACTCCTGCCAGTCCGCTTGCAACTTTGAGCATCTATTCCTCACATTCCATCGCCAGGAGAAATGTAAAGGTCTGCCGTGTTCGCGGATGTGATTGCAGTGAAGTAGGCGTTCGGGATGAACGACACCACTTCATCCGTGCTAGGCAAGATGTACAACGTGCGTGTTGAGCTTCCCGCAGTAGGAATGACGCAGTTGGATGTTGCTGTTGCAGCATCTGATGCAAATGACAAAAAGCATCCCTGCGTTGTCGATGCGTTGATGATGCGGTACTGGTTCCCGCCAAGCGTGACAGAGGGGCACTGCACCGGAGTGGGCGCAGATGTTGCCGCCGTCAATTTAACGGTGTTTCCCGTTACTGTGTAAGCGCCGCTGACTGCCATTATGCGCTCCAAGGAAGCTTGGGTGTTACCACCGGGGGGTTGACTTGATTGGCAATGTTGGTGGCAAGCCCAGCTTCAATGCTGGCAACCTGCTCTGCGCCCATAGACCCCTGCACCCACCCAACAACCTGATCCTGCGTCAGATCGGCATAGGGCGTGTAGGGCGAGCCAGCTACGTAAGTCACACCGACCGTACCGTAACTGGTGGCATTGTACGTTCCGTTCGTTGCATTGACGCGCCAGTGAACGGTAAAAACCACATCCGTTTGCCCTTCGGATTGTGGATAGCAATCCATTTGTCCAATGACCCAAGTGTTTGTTATGGACATTATTTAGCCTCCA